TCAAATGCCTAGTGTTAAGGCACTACGTCAGCACAATGCTAAAGATTGGCAGCGTGAAGAATGGGTAGATGAATTTGTAGCACTGTTAGATACGCATAGATATTTTAGGTGGTTCGATAGTGGTGACGTATACCACATACGATTAGCTAAGAAAATTCTAGAAGTAATGAAGCGTACGCCTTGGGTACACCATTGGTTGCCTACACGTATGTATAAATTTGGTAAGTTTTTGGAGGTGTTAAATGAAATGGAATCATTGGGTAATGTTGTCGTTAGGTTTAGCAGTGATAGCATCTCAGGGGAACTTGTGGCAGGAAATACTACTAGCACTATCATACCAGATAGTTCCCATCCAGTAGGGAGTACGACAGAAGTATGTAAAGCCTATGAACGTGGTGGTAAATGTGGTGATTGTCGCCTATGTTGGGACAAAGAGACAAAGGTCATTGCCTATCCTATGCATGGTGCTAAAGGTTTGAAGCTAATAAAAACGAGGAACGTAGCATGAACACGCCAACATATATAATTAAAGGTATTGAAGCAGGGCCATACGTGCTGAACGCAGAGGTAAGTATTGAAGAAGAGACAGGTATACTAGATGTATATACTTTTGATTGGGCTAAAGAAGGGGAAGAGGTAGGAGCAGAGCATCATATGTCTTTGTGTGAGTTCTTCTTTGAAGAGGTAGTGTCTGTTATAGCTAGCTCTCTAGAGACTCAAGGAGTATTTCTTGATGATAATTAGAAAGATACTTTTATTTATAATTATATATGTATTAATATGTTGGTTACTTCGTATCTCATAAGTGTTTTAAGGGTAGCATGTTTCTTGTTAGAAGTAAAGGGGTATGTTATAATAGTTTCCTAGGAAACTTTAGGAGTATGTTTATGAGGTGTGTTTGTTGTGATACAGAGTTAACAGATTATGAGGCAACTAGAAAATATGAAGTAGGTATTTTTCTAGATGCATGTAATGATTGTTGTCATGAGTTTGATGACGAGATACCAACTATAAATAGAATGGATTTGTTATCCGCAGGAGATGAAGAATGATTGAATTATTTACAGGGCAGGGTTGTTCAGCGTGTGTTACCCTAAAGAATCGGTTACTTGATTTAGGTATTAGTAACTATGAACCACGCAGTACAGATATGATGGAACACCGAGACACTATCATGGAGCTAGGCTTCCGCAGTATACCAGTAATGGTTAAGCGAGATGCTGCTGGTGAGGTAGTAGGTTTTATGCAAGGTAATGGAATGTGTGACGATGTGTTAGCTAACTTCTTTAGGGAGGATGAGTCATGAGTATAGTATTTGTACCTAAGATACCCTACGGATTTAGAGAGGTAGTAGCTGAACCAAAAGTAACTGATGCTCAACGGGAGTATAACTCATGGTCAACCAAAGAGCTTAGGCAGTTGGTAGAGTTACGTGCCATAGGAGTACCATACAAAAAGTGTGGCGAGTTACTTCATAGAGGTAAAGCTGGTTGTGCAGTGGTTATGTGTAAGTATGGCCATAGTAAACTAGCTAGGGCTAGACAAGAGGTATTGATTCAGGCTATTATGGACGAGGTTGAATAGTATGATATTTATGAAACAGTTTGAGGAGATCATGGACAGTTTTGACTGTGATTTTAATATGGCAATGAAACTTTATAAGAGGGGTACAGTATGGGAGGATTAAATAATCACACACTTCAAGTATCTTTGGAGGTGGATCAAGTCGAGTACATTACTACGACTCGGCTTAAAGAATTAATGAATGAACTGGATCAACCTGATACCTTTGGGATAGATCCTTGGGATGCGGCCTACATGCAAGACGCATTGATGGACGTACTAAAGTTAATGTTATCAGATAAGGAATATGTATCCTTATGGGGAGACAGGAATGGGATTTGTACAGACGCACGTAGCGTGTGATGACTGTGGAAGCAGTGATGGCAGATCAATTGATGATAAGGGGTGGTCACACTGTTTTGTGTGTGAAACCAGAACTAAAGATAATGGAGTAGTTACAATGGGAGTAGATAAGAAACCAAATTGTAGTTTTGATAAACTAAAAGATAGTCTATTGTCTGGGCAATACAAGAGTGTTGTTAGTCGAGGCATATCAAGCGATACATGTAAGGCATACAAGGCCCAGTTACAGGGCGAGACTATGCACTTCGGTTATCATGATAAAGATGGGTACTTAGTTGGCGCTAAGACACGCTCACCTGATAAAGACTTTCGTACTCAAGGTACTTGGCAAGATACTGTACTGTTTGGACAGAATCTATTCACTAAAGGTGGTAAGTATATTACTATCACTGAGGGTGAGTACGATGCTATGTCAGCCTATCAGATGCTAGGGAGTAAGTATCCTGTAGTGTCTATAAAGAACGGCAGCGCAGGGGCATTGAAGGATTGTCGTGCTAGTTACGAGTATCTAGATAGCTATGAAAATATTGTAGTCTGCTTTGATTCAGACGAGGCTGGTACTAAAGCTGCCAACCAAGTGGCTGAGTTGTTTGGTGGCAAGACAAAGGTATTCAAACATACTAAGGATGAAAAAGATGCAAACGATTATGTTAAGTACAATCGCACTAAAGAGTTTGTTGATCGGTGGTGGTCGTCAGAACGATTTGTTCCCGATGGAATTGTTGCAGGAAGTAGCTTGTGGGACGAAGTTAATAAACCCATCGCACCAGCACAGTGTCTCTATCCGTATGACGGAATCAATAAGCTCACTTATGGTATCCGCTATGGAGAACTCGTTACAGTTACGGCTGGCTCTGGATTAGGTAAGAGTCAGTTCATGCGAGAGATTATCTGGCAGATCATCAGTAAGACAGAAGAGAATATAGGTATCCTTTTCCTAGAAGAGAGTATCAAAAAGGCTGGCTTATCTCTAATGAGTTTAGCTGCTAATAAACCTCTGCACTTGCCTGATACTGAGGCGACTGACGAGGAAAGGTTAGATGCTTTCGAGCGTACACTAGGTACTGATCGTGTGTTCTTGTTTGATCACTTCGGTTCTACTGGTGTTGATAATATCATTAGTCGTGTACGTTATATGGCTAAAGGATTAGGCTGTAAGTATGTTGTACTAGATCACGTATCTATTGTGGTATCAGCACAGGCTAGTGGTGACGAGCGTAAGGCGTTAGACGAGATTATGACTAGGCTTCGTATGCTAGTACAAGAGACAGGCATTGCTTTGTTTGTTGTGTCTCACCTCAAGCGACCTGATAGTAAAGGACACGAAGAGGGTGCAGCTACCAGCCTATCTCAGCTACGTGGTTCTGGTTCTATCGCACAGCTTAGTGATATGGTTATTGGTCTTGAACGTAATGGGCAGGCCGAGGATGAAGAGACTCGCAACACTACCCACGTTAGGGTATTGAAGAATCGTTTCTGCGGTATCACTGGTAAGGCAGCACCCTTGATGTACAATCATAGTACTGGTAGAATGTTAGAGGTGGTAGAGGAGAATGACTTATGAAGAACACAGTAAACAACCTAACCAATGAGCTTGATGATTGTGCTGAGTATTGTATCGAACGCGCTATGTCAGATGGTTGTGGGGAAGAGTATGAGAATCACGATGATGGTCAAGATGACTATAACGACAAACATAAGGAACTAAGGGAACTCATTGGAGGGAACTATGGGACTAATGATACGTGTGTCTATAGTGGAATACTCTCTTACCTCGACACTGCTAGAGAAGCTAAGATGTGGCAGACGTATGCTAAGTGGCTAGAAGAAGAGTTAGCTTATGCGCTTAACTTAGATGAAGAGGACTTTTATGACCAGTTCTCTAAGCGGTATGAGAAGGACTACAAGTGGGACAAGGAGAATGACTTATGAAACTTATGAAACTATGGCATGTAGTAAAGGAATCGTGTGTAGCTGGTGGCAAGGATTATGAACCCTGCTCATTCATATCAGTAATCTACTCTTCATCTTATAATGAATGTAGAAAGAAAGCTAAGGCATTACGTGTAGAAAATGACTATGATGATATAAACCCTGTGTACATTTATCCCATGAGTGATGTAAACTTTACGCATTTCCACCCACATCATGATAACTTTCCTGATCCTAGGGAACCTGTAAGAAAATGGCACTTGTTTGGATCAGAGTATGCAGGGGATGATACATGGTTCAGTACTCACATCGTATCATCTAATGACAGGCTGGAAGTAGAAATGCAAATGGACTACGAGGGTACGCAAGGCCAGTTTAAGGAGATGGTTATTGTCCACACTGATGAACTAGATGAAGAGTATATAGAAGAGGTGCTATCATGAGCAAGATAGGAAACTATGTATTAGAGAGGCAGGAAAATGAGTACGATAATAGATATAGAAACAACTTCCAAGATGGATCACATCTGGTGTTGTGGGATACAGACGGATCACGAGAAACGTCAGCGCATACTAGTAAACTCTATGCAGTTGCAAGAGCTTACCAAGAGTACGCAATCTATTGTTGGACACAACATTATATCCTTCGACGCTCCCAAGATAGCTACGCTATGGGGAGTTACTCTTGAACCCAGCAAGCTTTGGGATACTTTATTACTATCTCGCCTGTGGAATCCTAGGCTACTCGGTGGTCACTCACTGGC